AGTTTCGAGTCGACGAGTTGAGTCGCAAGTTTAACCCACCGATTCATCCACTTATTCCATTTACGTGAGCGCACTGGATGACGCATTGCATTAGAAAATGCGCGACTACGCTTTTCACAGATTCTTTTGTTATGATTATACGGAGAGTGCATTGTGTAGTCTTTGGATTGTTTCGATTCCAGCACGCATCTTTGCGGCGGCCGAAGAGTTTGCGGAGTGAACGTGAATGATTGGAGGAACAAAGCCTCGCAAAGCAACGGCTTCCTCAATCCAAAGAACCACGTCATATCCAGTTCCGATTTCGTCGTCATCACCAAGGTCATGATCGAGGCTAAGCTCAGTCACCAGACCAGCGTGCAGCAAATCAATCGTGTCGTCGGGATTGTATGTTCGGAACCATCCTTGCGGAGTGACTCTTTCGTCATCGAGAAAAACTTTCATCTTATTAAGCAGTTGCGACAGCGGTAAAGATTTCCTTTACACGCTTCAGAGGAATTGTGGCACCAGTCCCATAAACCAAGTCTGCGCGTGGAGATATGAAACGATCACGGTTTGCATTGTACTTTTCGGTTCCCAGAAGTTTCTCGAGACCTGTATGATTCCAATCAAATGTTCGGCCAAGGCGACCTGCATTGAAACGTCCGTTACACATGAATGTCATTGCACATCCAATCGTAACACCGTTCACGCGATACTCAAGCCACTTTCTTTTGGGCAATGACGGCTGCGGAGTAACATCGACGCTTGTGAATTTGATTTTCATCAGTACTTAAATTCTCCGGTTGATTCTTGGTATTGGAAGCCTTTGCGGTATTCTTCAATTTCCTCACTTGTCAGATTGATGACGGCTTCACCGCGACCAGTGCCTTGTGGATACCAGTGAGGGGAAAAAGCGCGGCGGTAATAAGCATCAGCGCTGCCTCGGTCAAATAGTCCGCCGTGGCGTTCACGATCAAATTGTGGTTGGTCAGTCATGGTATTAGCGATTCTTGTTAGAGATAATGTAATCAACCGTTGCGGAACTCGCAGCTTTTTGAAAAGCGAGTTCGAGCGAATCCTCTTCTTCGGCATAAGCTGCTGCTGCGATTGCAGCGGCGGTTTCAAACATTGCAAGAAGTTCGAGAGAATCGGGAAGCAGGGAATCGAGGTTCGACATGTGGTGGTTTCCTTACAGAATTATTTTAACAGGTTTTTAGACGAATGTAAACAAGAAAATGCATAAAATCCAAAAAAAGTTCATTTTTTTCCAAAATTTTCAGACAAAAAAGGCGTATCGGAGGGGATACGCCTCGATGATTTAGCTCTTAAGAGTTCTTTTAAAAGGAAAGAGTATATGATCGCACCTCTCGCGGCAATGGTTCAGCTGCTCCCTTTGGGAGAGATCCGATATTGGTAAAGGCATAGTTGATCTTGGACATGGCTGCATTATATTCAGCAGCTAGGCTGTTATAACTGGCAACGACACCCGCAACTTCTTGCTCCCATAGATTAAACTGTTCTTTATCAGTTCGATCCCAATCCTTACGAGAGGTGCCTTCATAGGACTTCTCCATACTAGTGAGACGGGACTTATAAACCTGAACATCAGCAAGTTTCTTATCACATTCTGCTGCTACATTTTTGAACCATTCATACTTCTTCAAGAGAAGAGCCGGATCTAGTTGTTGTTCAACGACAGCAGTTGCCTTGCCAACATAAGAACATCCTTTACTCAGGATACTACATCCAATGATGACAGTACATGCTACCAGAGAGAGAAAAATATATACAACGGTTTTCATATTAGCGGTCTTCGAGGTTAAGAGTGATGTTCTTTACAGCAATTGGTTGATCAGAAACATGGATGATTTGTCCACCAGTGAAGAAGTGACTATGGAAAGTTCCCTTAGAGCTGAACCAATAAATGTATTCACATGAACTGCCATAAGAGCCATCATCTTGTAGCACTTCTGATGTGTATTTTGTCTGCCCGTTAATATTGACACCCATACCACTATGAGGACTGTTGACATACTCCCAAGCACCCGCTGATACACTTGTAGGAGTTAGTCGCTTACCAGATGAAGTGACCTTACCTTTCACGGTGGAATACAGAATCACCTGACCACTATAAGGACTAATCACATACAGATGCTTGATTGCTCCAGCGACATTATCACGCTTGAGTCGTTCAGCAATATTCTTCTGTTCTACAGTCCAACCATCAGCATCAGTTGATACCTCAACAGTCTTCTTTGAGACACTGCCGCTGGCATTACTTGGCTGGGTTTCTTCAATACACGAAGGCAGCATAAGAGCAGCCACAACGATTGTCATTAGTTTCATTAGTTTCATCTTGTTTATTATATTGGTGTTCCTTTGGTTCTTACTTGTTCTTATAGATCTTTAGTTCTTTCTCTACATAACTTTGAGCTTTTGTATCTTCTAGATATTTGTAATAAAAATCCTCTAGTCGAATTTTAGTTGCCTTAGAGCAGTGTAGTCTCTCGTCAGTGTACTTACCTTTGTACACATAAAGGATTCCACTAGCGTATGGGTGATTGGAGGTCCAAACAGTAAAGGCGTTGTCGAATGTAATTGTGAAGTTATCTACTTTTGTAACAGTTCCTTTATCAATCAGGAGATTCAATAGTTTATCCCATGTCTCATCAGGTTCAGCTTGAGACATCCAGAAGAATTTAAAAAGCCTAGATAGTTTACTTGTACGATTCATATTTTTATTTTATCAGAGTTCCTTACTTAGAGATCTTTAGCTTGCTTACATCAATCCCAAACTTAGATGCAATTTCGTCCATCGTCAAGACGATTTCTTTAGCGGTTTTAAGAAGGAATTCTTGTTCACTTAGTGAAACTCCATCGATGAACCAAGCTTTACATCCATCGGCAAGTTCAACCGCAGGACCGTCTTCACGATGGCGTTTTCCATTGACGTACCATTCTTTACCTCCACTGGCAAGTTCAACCGCAGGACCGTCTTCACGATGGCGTTTTCCATCGATGAACCAAGCTTTACCTCCATCGGCATATTCAACCGCAGGACCGTCTTCACGATGGCGTTTTCCATTGACGTACCATTCTTTATGTCCACCGGCAAGTTCAACTGCAGGACCATCTTCACGATGAAGTATCGTCATTGCTTTGTCCTTGTAGTAATGCTTGTTTCCGTATTTGCCGATGATAATGTATACTGGAGTCATAATGTGTTTTAGTGTTTGTTTCGGGTTCGTTACTTCTGGATCTTGAGCTTGCTCACTTCAATCCCAAACTTAGATGCAATCTCGTCCATCGTCAAGACGATTTCTTTAGCGGTTTTAAGAAGGAATTCTTGTTCACCGTGTTTCACTCCGTCGAGATACCAAACTTTATGTCCATCGGGGTATTCAACCGCAGGACCATCTTCACGATGGCGTTTTCCATTAGAGTACCAAGCTTTACTCCCATCGGCAAGTTCAACCGCAGGACCGTCTTCACGATGGCGTATCGTCATTGCTTTGTCCTTGTAGTAATGCTTGTTTCCGTATTCGTTGATGATAATGTATACTGGAGTCATAATGTTCGTTTCGTGTTCGTTTTGGGTTCCTTACTTACTTAGTGATCTTTAGCTTGCTCACTTCAATGCCAAACTTAGATGCAATCTCGTCCATCGTCAAGACGATTTCTTTAGCAGTTCGCTTGAGGAATTCTCGTTCACCGTGTTCCACTCCATTGACGTACCATTCTTTACCTCCATCGGAATGTTCAACTGCAGGACCGTCTTCACGATGAAGTTTTCCATTGACGAACCAAAATTTACTCCCATCGGCATATTCAATTGCAGGACCGTCTTCACGATGAAGTTTTCCATTGGAGTACCAAGCTTTACCTCCACCGGCATATTCAATTGCAGGACCGTCTTCACGATGATGTTTTCCATCGATGAACCATTCTTTATGTCCATCGGCATCTTCAGCCGCAGGACCGTCTTCACGATGGCGTTTTCCATTGACGAACCAAGATTTACCTCCATCGGCAAGTTCAATAGCAGGACCGTCTTCACGATGGCGTATCGTCATTGCTTTGTCCTTGTAGTAATGCTTGTCGCCATATTTGCCGATGTTAATGTATACTGGAGTCATAATGTGTTTTAGTGTTCGTTTCGTGTTCGTTTCGTGTTCGTTACTTCTGGATCTTCAGCTTGCTCACTTCAATCCCAAACTTAGATGCAATCTCGTCCATCGTCAAGACGATTTCTTTAGCGGTTTTAAGAAGGAATTCTTGTTCACTTAGTGAAACTCCATCGATGAACCAAGCTTTATGTCCATCGGCATATTCAACCGCAGGACCGTCTTCACGATGGCGTTTTCCATTGACGTACCATTCTTTATGTCCACCGGCAAGTTCAACTGCAGGACCATCTTCACGATGAAGTTTTCCATCGATGAACCAAGCTTTATGTCCATTGGCATATTCAACCGCAGGACCGTCTTCACGATGATGTTTTCCATTAGAGTACCATTCTTTACATCCATTGGCATGTTCAGCCGCAGGACCATCTTCACGATGAAGTATCGTCATTGCTTTGTCCTTGTAGTAATGCTTGTTTCCGTATTTGCCGATGATAATGTATACTGGAGTCATAATGTTCGTTTCGTGTTCGTTTTGGGTTCCTTACTTAGTGATCTTTAGCTTGCTCACTTCAATCCCAAACTTAGATGCAATCTCGTCCATTGTCAAGACGATTTCTTTAGCAGTTCGCTTGAGGAATTCTTGTTCACTTAGTGAAACTCCATCGACGTACCATTCTTTATGTCCACCGGCAAGTTCAACTGCAGGACCATCTTCACGATGGCGTTTTCCATTGACGAACCAAGATTTACCTCCACTGGCATATTCAATTGCAGGACCGTCTTCACGATGGCGTTTTCCATCGACGTACCAAACTTTACTCCCATCGGCATATTCAATTGCAGGACCATCTTTACGATGAAGTTTTCCATCGACGTACCATTCTTTACCTCCATCGGCGTATTCAATTGCAGGACCGTCTTCACGATGAAGTTTTCCATCGATGAACCAAGATTTATCTCCACCGGCAAGTTCAACCGCAGGACCATCTTCACGATGGCGTATCGTCATTGCTTGGTCCTTGTAGTAATACTTGTTTCCGTATTCGTTGATGATAATGTATACTGGAGTCATAATGTTCGTTTTGGGTTCCTTACTTACTTAGTGATCTTTAGCTTGCTAACTTCGATACCAAACTTAGCAGCAATTTCGTCCATCGTCAAGACGATTTCTGGAGCAGTTCGCTTGAGGAATTCTTGTTCATCGTGTTCCACTCCATCGAGATACCAAAATTTACTCCCATCGGCATATTCAACCGCAGGACCGTCTTCACGATGAAGTTTTCCATCGACGTACCATTCTTTATGTCCACCGGCAAATTCAATTGCAGGACCGTCTTCACGATGAAGTTTTCCATCGACGTACCAAAATTTACCTACATTAGCGTATTCAGCCGCAGGACCGTCTTCACGATGGCGTTTTCCATTAGAGTACCATTCTTTACCTCCATCGGCATATTCAATAGCAGGACCATCTTCACGATGAAGTTTTCCATTGACGTACCAAACTTTACCTCCATTGGCATGTTCAATTGCAGGACCGTCTTCACGATGATGTATCGTCATTGCTTTGTCCTTGTAGTAATGCTTACTTCTGTATTCGTTGATGATAATGTATACTGGAGTCATAATGTGTTTTAGTGTTCGTTTCGTGTTCCTTACTTACTTACTTAGTGATCTTCAACTTGCTCACTTCAATCCCAAACTTAGATGCAATCTCGTCCATCGTCAAGACGATTTCTGGAGCAGTTCGCTTGAGGAATTCTCGTTCACTTAGTGAAACTCCATCGATGTACCAAGCTTTACGTCCATTGGCAAATTCAATTGCAGGACCGTCTTCACGATGGCGTTTTCCATCGATGAACCAAGCTTTACCTCCATCGGCATATTCAACCGCAGGACCATCTTCACGATGAAGTTTTCCATTGATGTACCAAGATTTATCTCCATCGGGGTATTCAACCGCAGGACCGTCTTCACGATGATGTATCGTCATTGCTTTGTCCTTGTAGTAATGCTTGTCGCCATATTTGCCGATGTTAATGTATACTGGAGTCATATTCGGTGGTTTCCTTACAGAATTATTTTAACAGGTTTTTCATGGAATGTAAACAAAAAAATGCACAAAATCCGAAAAAAGTTCAGATTTTTGTGAAAATTAGGATTTATCCGGCGGACCACCCGTTCTCAAGAGCAGACATGCGGTATCCTTCAGAATCGACGGAGTAATGAGTATCCTCGCGGATTCCAATTTCGCCAATTGAGGCTACAGCATCGAGAAAAGATCCAGTGGTGTAAAAACGAATTTCGCGTTCATCGATGTAATAGGCGAACTGATAACCATTTCCTCCAAGAAGAGTTTTTGCGTTTTGATATTCGGTGTTAGTTTTAAATGTCAGTTTCATAATGTATTTTTAGTTTGATGCGAGTCGGAATTTTGAGATGTATGATTTGATAGCGTAACGACGAAGATTACTCTCGTCGCCTTCACCCCCAGGATCAGCTAAGTCGATGCCATAAATTTCTTCTGGAAGAATGAATGCGATTGCGGATAGAGAGTTATTCAAGTCAGGTTCATAAAATGAGGCAGTCTTGATGTTAAGCGATCGCAATTCACGCGCGCGCATAGGCATATCCTGACTACCTCCCCCGTCAAGTAAGATGAACGTCTTATGGTCATCAGCAAATTCGGCATATTGCTCATATCCTTCAACACGGTCAGCTGCATGCCGTGAATACTCAACAGCAGCATGACCCGCTTGAATCCCTTGTTGCCGTCCTGACAAATTTCCCATTACAAAAAAATACATTCTCATATTGTTATTTCTTAAGATGTACCTCAGTTTGCCCCCAACGGTGGATGTGTCATGCAAAGAATATAGTAATTTTTGATGGAGAGATCCGTATCAGAAAAAATATTGACAACACCAAATCCGTAGAGCTCGTTTTCTATGATACGCACTTGATGACATATGTCATTACGAGATGCGCTTCCGTCATCTGAAATAAAATCAATCAATTCATCCGGATTACCGATATAAATGTCGCTCACGTGTAGTCCACCTTCAAACTCATTTGGGTTAATCAAAACCCAAAATTTACTAACGATATAACGACCGGGCATGTTTTTTAGCATAAAGACCACGCCAAAGTTAATGCCACCTTTTAGTAAAATTGCCTGCAATTGATATTCAAAATTGAAGTGGAGTTGTTCAACTCTTCTATTCGCCGGAGCGTTGTGGGTAGTGTTAAGTAGAGTTGTAAAGTGCTCTCGAAGCTGCTCAATAGAGCCAATGTATAGTTTTTCTTTTCGCATGTTGTATTTCGTGTTAATTTAGATTGTAAAAAAGTTCGTTTGAGGCAACGCGACGGATGTCATCTTGGGAAGGAATCTCTCCAAGGTCGATGCATTCAAGAATGAATTCAGCAAGGAACTCGAGAAGAGGCGCAAGGAGTTTACGATTGCTTTGCAGTTCAGGGAACCATTCCAGCAGCTTGTTGCCATCAACATGTTCCTTGACGCGTAGGCGAAGTTCATCGCGATTCTTAGCAATGTTCCGAACCTTTTCTTCGGCCCAAGCAATCCTTTGAGTGAATTCATCTGCATTGAAAAGATCAGGTCCACGGCTTGCTTCATCAGCAAAGGCAACTTGCTTCAGAACATTCCAACCCTTTGCAAGAACCAGACGTGCAATTGTGCGCGTGCTAAGTTCACGAAGGTTATGAATCAGCATGTGCTTTTCGGTGGCAAAGAGGATATCTTCCTTGTCGCCTGAAGACAGATCGTTAAACCGCAGGCGGTCAAACAGTGCTTCGACAATAGGAACTCCTGCACCTTCGTGCCCATGATAGTTGGACTGTCCGTTGCTCTTGACCCCGCGAGTGACTGCCTTACCAAGGTCATGACAGAAGATACCGATGTTAGTCACAGGATCATTCGTAAATCCACCTTGAACAAGGCACTCAAGAATATGACCTTGAACAGTACTTCCACCTTCAGGATGGTGAATAGGATCATGAGTAAATCCATTCAGATCAATCCATTCACGCAGGATTAGAGAACTAATGCCCATTAGATCAAGCAGCCGAATAAATCTTGCAAAGACTACGCCATCATGTGCAGCCTTAAAGATTTCCTTAGCGATACTCTCTGGACTAATACGTTCACGATCAGTGAGTAGACCACGGTTGCGAATAACCGCGTCAAGCGTGTCAGGGTGAATAGCGAAGTTTAGCTTAGCAGCAAACCGCAAGACCCGAAGAATACGTGTTGCATCTTCCTGAAAGCGAATGTTTGGATCGCCGACGCACGTGACCAATTCTCTAATCAGATCTTGACGTCCACCTTGTGGGTCGATGATCTTCTGATTGCGGTCAAGACCTATTGCGTTAATCGTGATATCACGACGCGCACTGTCTTCTTCAAAGGTGCTGACAACCGTTGCGACGTTACTCTTACGGTCAGTACCGATACTGTCAGTGCGGAACTGAGCAATTTCAAAAGCGACGCCGCAATGAACGATGATGCTAACAGGCTGAGCATTCACGGTGTTCTTCGTGATGTCCTGCAACTCAAAGTATAGCGCAAGCTGCTCAAACGGAACATTGGTTGCAATGTCAACGTCGTGCGCGGGTACGTTCAAAAAGTAGTCACGAACCGCTCCGCCGACAATCAGACTTTGCGTTCCTGGGAACGCTTCATCGAGCTTTCCGATCAGATCTAGTGCAGTATTAAATTCAAATGTCATAAAGTGTAATCAGTGTTTTGAGCAGCAATCAGTTCTCTTACTTAGCGAAGAGGAACTTCATGTGCTCAATCGAGGTTTTATAACGCTTTCCGCCGTGCGAGTAAATCACTGGATAGCGATGCGCTCTGGAATTGTAGCTTACGAGCTTTTCACCGTTGCGGCCAATTTCCTTGAGGTCGTATGAAGCGATCAAATTGGAAATGACGCGGTCTTCGCGGCTAACTGCGCCTTTGACCTTGGTTTCAATTTGCATCTTGGCGTCACTAACTCCGAAACGAATAGTTCCGATGTTGAACTCGAGATTTGCATCAGCACCATACTTGGCAAGAACGGCGTTGAGTTCGGAACGAAGAGCGGAAGCAGTGGCTTTGTTGAATCCTGTAAATTTTGTCATAATGTAATTGCGTTAAAGGAGATTGAATTTATTCTTACGCATTGAGGCTAGCGCGATATTCCAACCAAGCCTTGGCTCCTGCCAGAGACTTGAAGGTAGTGGAATCGGTGAGCCACATGCCGCCGCTCGTTCCAGTGTTAGCCTTGCGTTTGTAAATTTGAACGCCAAGGTGGATGGAATGTTTCGTGTATTTTGGAGCTAGAGTAATCATATTTTGTGGTGGTTGCCTTACAGAATTATTATAAACGGAAAATGTCACCTTGTAAATAAAAAAATGCACAAAAGTGAAAAAAGTTCCCACTTTTGTGCAAATTTGTGCAACTTATTGAAAATCAGCCGACTAGCAGCACAAATGTGACAATCAATGTCAGGTAATGCAGTAACTGATCAAATCCGATCACGACGAAGAAATCATGGTATTCTTCCTTTTCATAGAGAGAACTTGAAGCACGACTAGTCACGTAATCTGTGAAAAAATGAGCAACGGCATTTAGGAGGACATATCCGATTGCGCAACCTAGATGCTGGAAATATCCAAAGTTTAGCAGTACGATCAAGATCAGTCCAATTGAGTATACACCAACATGACTGGCCAACGCGATGTTGTTCTTTGACTTATTTGTTGCCTGCCAACTCGTCTGCAGAAAAAAGTCAAAGATCCAATGTACCACTAAGATAGTTGCGAGTGATAATATGCTAATCATAGTTCTCCACTGTCACGTAGTTTCATCAGGCGAAGACGTTCATCCAATACCGAATCAATCTTCTTGGATAATTCAACTTTCTTCTTGTCGTCCTTTTCGTTCATCCACTTTTCGCGTAGCAGACTAAGTACTTCATCTACAGCTTCAATTACTGCAGGTTGTTTCTGTTTCTTTTTCATGGTATGTCAATAACTCCGTCTTCGACCAATATGCTCAGTAAAGACATTCTCATAATTTGGGTTAATTCACCGCCGAAGAAGCTAGGGCTTAGCTTGCCATCATCAAGAAGATAATGAGCAGTCATTTTCAATATGTCAACGAGTCCTTCCTCAGTAAGAGCATAATGGATCTGTTGAACAATCGCGGACGGTCCGTCAGTAATTACTCGACGGTGAATATGTAGTGCTTCAGGCATTTTTGTTAATTGTTACCAAGTCAAGACGATCACAATCATCAACGCGCGCGCTCATGGAGTCCGCGAGATGTAGAATCCACGCCTCACGTGTGTATGGAGCAACTGGGCTACCACATTCACGTGAACCATGATGCGATAAGATGTTATGACTAACGGCATCAATCAATTCGTCGTCTGCTCCCATTGCAATTGCCCAGCAAACCCATTCTACGTTTGAACGCGAAATGTGGTGGATCTTGCGACGATGGTTATTACGAACCCATTTACCATCTTCACTGCGATCATAATCCCATAGCTTGCCATAGTCATGATACAACGCGCTTAAGAACAGCTGCTTGTTGTCAATCTTATGAACATCGCTATAGAGATGAGCGGTATTTAATGACAAAGTGACAACCTCAAAGGTATGCGTCAGTAGTCCACCGTCTCCATAATGGTGCGCAAGTTTATGATGAGAACCACTCCAAATACGAAAGTTTTTATCATCAAGAACTTTAGACGCAAGATCGACACAACCTAGAGTTTCGGCCGCAAGTTTAAGACTTGCAAGGCGATCAGATACTTCAGTTATAGTAGGATTCGACATGTACTCCTTGGTTAGATGAGAAGATAAAGATCTTCAGGTTTTCTTCGGTGCGACCAATTTCATTCATGACTCCACAAAACTCATTGATGCTGCCATGCCCATATTCGTTTGTAAATGAATACCATCGATCATTTAGAGTTTCCCAATCGTATTCTTCCTCGGTGTCGAAGTTGAACTTAGGATTGGTGACTTCACGCAGATTGTCAACCTTTTCCCACTTGTTATTCAATCGGACTGAAGCGCTAACAAGTAGTTTTGCTCCAGTGAATTCCTCGACGACCTTGCAGACGCGATCAAACAATTCTTGATCACCAACCGAATTGGCGTAATTAAGAATATGACCAATCTTGTTCTGAGGAGTCGACTCAGTCATTTCGGTAAAGCCGACTCGAATGAATCCATCATCGCCAGGAATGATGTTGAGGTCAGGGCGGTTCTTAAGGTTCAAATCTTGCACGCTGTAAGCATGCGTGCTAGACGAGTTTGTTTCGTATGTGTTATGTCGGATTGTTTTCATATGTGTTATAATTATTAGTAGGGGATGTCTTCGTCAATCATCAGCATGTCCTCATTGAGGATAACGTCAGTGACAAACTTGTTGAACGCTGTGATACGATCGCCGTCTTCAAGAACATCGACGATTGGACATTCGTCATTTTCACCGCTGTAATAAAATCCGTTACAGTCTTCCCAGTCACGAATCTCTTTAAGACCAAGTCGTTCAGAAAGAATACGAATCGCCTCAAGCTTGAAAGCATTATATTGCTCTGTTGTAATATCACCGCTGGAATCATAGTTGACATACTCATCACATGCATTGAGGTAATGAACAGTAAGAGCAGCCTTTTGATGAGGAGTATAACACTTCACGACATAGCCTTCTTCGCCTGTAGGAATATGCGTGTATGCTTCAGAATCATTGAGGTTACCCGGATAGAGAATCCCATCCTCAAAAATCTCAGCACGACGAAATTTACTCTTGCGATCTTTGGACTTACTGATGATCGTAATGCTATGCGTGCTGGACGAATTTGTTTCGTATGTGTTATGTCGGATTGTTTTCATGTTATTCAGTGATTGTTTCGAGACTAAACGACATAGATCCAGAAACATGTTCTTTGTCTGTCATAATGCTGCAATACTCAATTGTGTTGTTTGTGATTTGTTGAATTACGCCAACTTTGTTCATTGCACCAAACCATTCGCTCATCATGGCGATCAGCACAGCATGCAGCTTTTCAACCGTAACGACTCTTTCATCAAAGACGTATGATAGTGGAGTTTTGTCTAGTGATACTTTGAGTTTTATTTTCATGCGTATGCGTGTTCTTCTTTGACTTTGTTGAAAATATCGACGACGGTGGCGGCATCGGTGATAGCGTAGCGAAGGTCGCTTGTTGAAGTACGTGCAACCTCACCCTTCACTGCATCGACGTAGAACGTGTGGTTACCATCTTCGCCTTGATAGAGCAGCTCCCAATCTTCCTTAGAGACCTGCTTCTGCAAGTCAAGCTGCGTGATCGCAAGATTGTCAAAGCTGATTGTTACTCCTTCAAATAGAAACAGACGCTGCAGCGAAAAACCTTTCCAACGGTCAAGTTCCTTTTGGAGCTCGGGATTGTAGTAATCCTTACCTTTACCATACGTCTTGTATCCAAGCAGAAGGATCTTCGGCTTGATGTCTCGAGCGCGGCACCATTTGATAACCTGCATACAGTCGCCAAGGCTATGTACTCCAAGGATCATGTGGAAGACAACATTTGAGTAGTCAATGTCGTCAGGAAGGAACTTAAATCCGTCACCACCGCGGTAGCTGATACCAAGACCATACAGCAAGCGGTCTTCCTGGAAGCGCCTGATCGTCGGTCCGAACTTCTTCATGTGAAGCATGTTCATCGTGACATTTGGAATGATGCCGCGTGAAGTAACGGTGCGAAGGAAACTCTCGATGCCAGGATGCGCAAGCGGGTTTCCGCCGCCAATCGCAAGTTCGGTGCCTGGGTATTGTGTTTCCCAAATCTTTGCAACAAGATCAAGGTCGCCGTGCTTGCCCTGCTTATTGGACATTTCGTGGCAGTAGACGCAGATGCTGTCAAGGTCACAATACTGTGTAATTTTGAGGTCACAGCTTTCGGGATGAGTCACACGTGGAGCTTCACCATCGGGCCATTCACGAACCTTGGTGCCGTCTTCATAAAGAGACACAGTTACATTACCATTTTGGTAAGTGTGTAGCAATTTCGCTGAGGTTGGTTTCATAATATAGTGGTTGCGTTACAGACTCATTATAAACGGAATATGAACAGATGTAAATAATCTTTTACAGTTTTTTCACTTTTTCTACGACAGCACGCAGTTTCCGTGTACGGTGAACCTTGTATTCTTTCGCATTATGATCGTATTTTTCATAACTAATCATGATGATACCTTCATCACTGACTTCCTTGATACTTGGGTATGGGTCATCCCATTTTCGGTCAGAGCGCTCATTGTCAAGCATGTAAAACACATGATGTTCAATCTCTCCTTTGTTTTCTGCAATCGTTCCCTTGTCGGTCTTAAAGGTGCAGTCACTAACATTGACATAATCGTCAGCTGCGACTGAACAGATGTAGACTTCATACTCCAATGCCTTTGCAGCCTTTTCAGTGATACGCCAATTTGGAGGATCATAGCTGTTGTCATTGCCAAGGATAATCCAGCAGCTTTCGTTGATGAGGAAATTCCAAAGACCTTCGTCTGTCAGTAGTTCTGGATTCTTCTTTACCCAATCGGAGTAATGCTCGCTACCATGATCGACATAGTAGAAGTCATCCTTTGATTGTTTGAACTGCAAGTCAAGTCCATGATCAGCCGCAAGACGAATCATGCGTTCATTCACATCTTCATTGTAAAGAGCAAGCGTCCAGAAGTAACTTGCCTTTGTAAGGAAGTCGTTGAACTTCGTGTATTCCCAGCCAAACTCCCCAAGAGGAATTGTCATCGTCTTTGGGATTTGAACATTCTTGTAGTTCTCAGTGTCAATCGTAATGCTGTGAGTGCTGCTGCTGTTTGTTTCGTAAGTGTTATGCCGAATAGTCTTCATAATTTAACCTCCTGTTTTGATTTTTCTAAATTTTTTCTCCTTTGGTTTTCGAGGCATAAACAAGTCAGATTTTACTTTGTCAATGTATGTTCCAAGTTCCTTACGCATGCTTTCCTTGAATTCATCAAGACGTTCTTCGGTCCAGTAGATTGGCCGCCACGATTCGCCTTTGGCATTGTCTGCACGCTCTTCAAATGTGCCTCTTCGTTTAGCCTCTCCCATGTTATGCTCTACGTGTAATTAAATATGAAGTCGCAATAAACGAAAGTCCAACGCCGACACCATAAAAGGTGCATAGCGAAGAATCCTTCAATACCACGCGCATGTTGAAGATTGCGACGCTTGCGGCAATAATCATCTGTGCAACATCGATCGGAGAATCCCATTGCTTGCGATATGAACGACTAATCAACGCAAATAACGGATGAAGATACGTAGTGCCGATCAATACGGCCATAACCCAATAGATGAAGTCATATGATTTTGTGTAGTATAGCAGAATACTAAAGCTCGCAAGTATTGCAATCTGGTTCAAGTATTTCATATGAATAGATATAAATTATTTCTTATGGTTATTTGACGGTGGTAGGACAGTAATCAGAATGTCAAGAAGCGGGTCATATACAACAACAATGTTTATGCCTTTATGCTTTACTGCATAAACAGTTCCGCTCGTGTTTGGTTCTTTATGTATGAATTTGCGCGAGGTACGAACAGCATTGTGAAAATCTTTTCGTTCAGATTTTCGCAATGCATATCCGAGCCGCTGCTTCCAACGAAATTCAAAGTGATCCATTACTTGCGTTCGTCGTAGGAAAGGTTGATGACTTTGAAGCTACCAAGCGAATGCTTAATCACAACTCCTTCAAAACGCTTGCCTTCAATCTTGTCGATTCCACGTGCATACTTTTCAATCAGTTCAGACGTAAGAACTACCTGACGCTCGACCATCGGTACAACGGGAATTTCGCCAACCGTAGCGGCTGCTACCTTTTCGTAGTAATGTGGGTCATTGGGACCTTCATAAGCTAGAGTGTCGTGGTTCCATACGCTAAATGCTGCAAAGTCAAGCGGGAGCTTAGAGTGTGGATTTGCATCAAAGGCTTGAATGCCTTGCCCGTAAACCTCGCCACGTAGTGCAAGGCTGACGTTATGGTACGTACAATAGTTCTTGAGCTTTTCGAGAATGTTGTACTTACGTTCAGCGAGCGTGTAATTGTTATTGCACTCAGGCTTAATCTCAAGAGATCGAGAACAAATTCCAGTGCGCCATCCACCTTCAGCATTCGCGTCACGGATACAGAAGTAAGTAGCGCTTTGACCGTCAATCTTCAGCGTGACGTCAACATGTTCGCCGTATGGCAGGCTGTCAGTCAGGTTTTGATAACGCTCTTCGTCGGTCTTTGGCATTCTAGACGGCAAGTGTCCTGCAGCGTCAAGAGACTTTGGCGCGGGAGGTTCATACTTAGCGACTCCAATTTCCTCAGAGATATCCTTTCCGATGTTAATTGGAAGCAGCCAACGCTTCAGCTGCGCACTACCGCGTGAGTTGTGATCGACGATATCAAATACACTGAGGACAATACCGAAGCTCCAAACTCCACGCAGCTTCATAGCCTTGACACGATTTGATCGCGCCCGGAAAACCTCTGCCCATGGAGCATCTGGAAGCACAACGTCAGGCTGAATCAACACAACAGCTTGTCCCGGCGAAAACTTACCGATTGGTACGATACATTCATACCCAAGGACAACGGCGATCTCAAGCGAGTCAGCATTTGAATGAGGTTTGATTTCTTTTACGAGTTCAACTGAGGCAAGTTTCATTTAGCGGCTTTCTTTTTGCTAGAGGTTTTCTTCTTGGTCGTGGTCTTTTTCTGCGGCTGCTTACGCGCAGTCTTCTTTATTTCAAGATCGGCAATTTCTTTTTTAAGAGATACAATGATCTTATCATAACTGGCAAGAACACCAGTCACTGGATACCCTTCACGTCGAATAAAGAATCCGCCATTGCCATTTGCCAGCTGCTCCCTTCGAGCGACATGCATTTCTAAATCAGACTTAAGAATTTGTAAATTGGTCATTTTGTAGTGGTTGCCTTACAGGATTATTATAAACGGAAAACCGACCAATGTAAACAAGAAAATGCACCAAAAGTGAAAAAAGTTTCAAAAATTGAGATTTGCGGCAATTTTGCACATGTTTCGGTAAATTTCAATAGATTTTACCGAATCCTCAATTTGTTCAAAACGATGAGTTCCACCTAAAAACCTCATTACCTCATAATTCCGCAGTGTTTCGGCAGTTTCACTCGAATCAAATACTTCGTCGCCGTCAGCTAGCAAAACGAGCGGAATGTATGTATGCCCGACGGTCTCTGTCATGGAATGTCCTTTCCAGGATTCCACAGTTTCGGATGTCAAACGAGAAACTGTCTTATGTACATAATTGACATATTCAGTCTCAAGCGAACGATCCGAAAAAGCGTTGTAAGGATCGACACACGGATTGATCAGCACGCATGGAACTCCTAAAGCCTTAGCACATGCATCAGCATAATATGCACCAAGACTCGTTCCGACGATTAGTAGGTCATCTGCATATTCCTTAATACGATCAACAATGGACCGTATGACTTCTTCGCGTGGAGAGAATGTATCATATGAAAATCCAAGGACTTCCTTGTCAAGTTTACGCAGAGCAGTAATCTTAACATTGTGTGGATCATGCCCACTGTTGAAGCCATGTAAATACACGATCATAAGATTGGCTTTCCAGGCGTTCCAATCGCCATCTTAAGTAGAGGAGTGCCTCCAATTTCTCTCACATAGAAATACTCACGCCAATCTTTAAAGCGAGTATACATTGCCTGATCTACAGACTGTAGGTTATCATTTACATATTCTTGTGTAGGAATGATAATCACCGAATCATCAAGAATATCCGAAACCTTTTTATTCGGAATAGCATACGATTTCAGCAATTCACGTGGCACTGTCTTGATGATGAATGCCAGCAAACCTTTAGAGTATTCGCCAAACGAGACCTTAAAGGATTCACGCATAACATTAGCCAAAACTTTCAGTGCTTTTTGCGATCCATCAGTTCCAACAGCAATTACCTTGCGTCCGCCACGATCCTTGTAAAGAATGACAGTTTTAAGACGATCACCATCAAAGTATAGTTTCCAAAACGGAATTGTTTTGATCATATCATCCACCGAAGAGAATCCAGAACCTTTGATTCCGCCAATCTTAGCATACGACACCTGCAGCATATCCCATACTTGGGTCGCATATTTTTCACGATCTTTGTCGTGCTTAGAAAGGATTAGGTTAGTGAATCCTTCGGCGATGTATGTTTTGAATGATAGCATTTTATATTTATCAATCGTTGAAGATTACCAAGCTGAACTTATAATCGACGGAGTTGAAAAGCCATCCAAGAATTTCGTTTTCGTGACCTCGCATTGCTCGGGAGAAGATGAACGCTTTGTTCTCTTTCTTGCCAATAACATACAGTCCTTGATCGTCCGACCAATCATGAATCCGATGAATTGGGACTTGACCTGCACGGTAGCCAGATCACTTGCCATTGCCGTTCCGACAGTGTTTTCCCAACGAAATTTGTTTGCGTTAATTTTGGCAGATTCGATAATCATGTGGTAGTTTCCTTACAGGATCATTATAAACGGAATATTCTTAGATGTAAATAAGAAATTTCATAAATTTTCACTTTTTCGGCATTTTACTGACAGAATATCCGTTGAAGGTCGGAAAAATGACTCTAATCCACCTTTCATGGATCTTGAGGTATTTGATGATCCCTTCGGGAACCTTCGGTGGATCTTGAGGATATCATGGTTTTTTTCGCAGCCTTTAATGCAGCCATCGTCGAATGAACTTTTAATTATTATACAGAGACTTCACGCACATGTAAATAACAAAATTCAAAAATTTTTCTCATTTACATTTGGCTACAGTTTGTTATAATAAGGATATGCAATTACGGCCAGCACAGCAAGATGTCCTTGATCACGTGCGTGAAGCAATGGCAAGTGGTAAGAAAGACATATTCATTCAAGCGCCTACAGGAACAGGAAAGAGTCTTATTGCGCTTGAACTCTCTAAGATTTTGGCAGAGAGCGGCTATATGTCATATCTTCTAACAAGCGAAAAGTCTTTACAGCAACAATATGAATATGATTGCAATGTAAAGTTCAAATCACGTCATTCCGACGTCAAATCAATCAGCGGTGTCGATACATACACGTGCGACATTAACGGAGAAAAATTCTCGCTAGGAGTTTGCCGTTCGTTAGGATTATCATACTCCGAGGCAAATGAATTACCTTGCGCTGGAACTTGCGCTTACATTCAGCGCCGGCGTGCTGCTATTCAATCTCCGCGTTCACTAATGAATTATTCCTATTGGCTAATTCAAATGAATTATGTCCTGCGCAAGATGGGCGACAAGTCTCCATTTCGTACACGTGACGTAATCATTTGTGACGAAGCGCATAAGATACCTGACATTGTGGAAAGTCATTTTGCATGTCGCTTAAAGCCTGAAACAGCCGATCGTATAAACGGAGTCATTGGTGCTCTAAATAAAATTGGACATGCATATGATGTACCTACAAAGCCGCTTTACACAGCAATCACTGAAGCGCTAAAGATTCCGGAAAAGTCAAATCCGCATGACCATCATGTTGCACTGCAAACTGTTTATGCAGAATATACGCTTGTAAAGAACACGCTTGAAACAATCAAAACAAGCCTTTCATCTTCTTACATTCCTGGCGGATATGACAATGCTAACTTGACGGCTTGGCACAAGAACCTACCGCGCGAAGTAAAGAGTCTATTCACGCTTGCCGATGATATTAAGGACCATCATTGTAAAGTCGAGGATTATACGCAAATGATTGCACAACACGGTCTACGCAATCTTGTTGTATGCGATGACGACGGTGAACGTGCATACCACAATATGTCGGACCATCTGCTGTTTCATCGACACTTCCGAAACTTTGCGCGTACTCGTATTTACATGTCCGCTACGCTTCAGCCAAAGCTGTTGATTGACCGCTGGAAGCTTGATCCTGCAAAGTGCTATATCATCAATGTAAATAGTGAGTGGGACTCAAACAAATCTCCAATTGTGCTGTGCAATACAGCTGACATGGGATATTCAGGCGGGCGCGACAGTGTCAATAAAGCTGTAAAGAAAATTGACGAACTGCTTGATTCGCATTCCAATGAGCGCGGTGTTATTCATACGGTAACCCACTTGATTGCCGAAGAACTTAAAGCTAACAGCCGACATTCACATCGTCTACTAACATATTCAAATACTGCTGAAAAACTTGAGCTGCTTGATCAACTGGAAAACAAGCCAAGCGACTCCGTGCTTGTGGGGCCATCGCTATTCACGGGTATTGACCTTTCTGATGATAAAGGTCGATTTAACATAATTACCAAGCTAGCATTTCCAAATGTGGGCAGTCCGCTATGGGCTCGCCGATTCAAATTTGCACGCGATGTTTACTTTGGAGAAACTGCATCAGTGCTTGAACAAAGTGCAGGTCGTACTACACGCCATGCTGACGATTATAGTACGACCTACATACTTGATTCGCGTGCTAAGGATTTCCTTAAGTATTCGCGCCAATACTTGAGTGATACCTTTATGGACCGATTAGTTTAAGCCTCCAGTACACTAACAATGTAGCGGAGAATCTTGCTACGAACAATTTCGCCGTCACCAAAATGAAACGTGTTCATACCGTGACGCACCGCATCCTGCGTATCAAATCGGTTAAAGATGTCCTTGTATCCAGACATCTTTCCGATGTCAGTTTGCTTTAAGTCGCCGCACACTACATATCGTGTGTTCTTACCAAAGCGAGTAAGGATAGTTACAATCTCATTGCGTGTTAGGTTCTGCGCTTCATCGACAATAACAATACTATCATTGAATGTTAAACCACGAACGAAATTTACAGGGATAGCTTGCAGTATACCCGCGGCCTTAAGCTGTTGCGCGGTTGCATCGTCGGTTATTTCTCTAGCCTTTTCAATAAGAGGCATTGCATAAGGTAAGAACTTATCATCAACTTCGCCAGGCAACGCGCCGATTGAACGCGATGCACTTTCAATGACGCTTCGGATATAAACAATCTGCTTTATCTTTTTTTCTTTGAATAGTTCCAAAGCAGCAAGAACCGCGATGTATGATTTAGCAGTTCCAGCTGAACCATCTACAAATGAAATGTTTGTATTGTCATTGCAAATAGAATCATAAAAAGCTAGATGCTTTTCATTAAAGTGGAACGGCTTTTTTATTTTGAAATTCAGCGTAAAATTTAATGCTAAAGAGGATTCAATGGTGTTTCCCATTGAATCCTCGGCAGCGGTGAAATGATCACTTAGTTTCTTCTTCTTTGTTTTTCTGACTGGATTAGCTGACATATGTTTTATTTAAAGACTAGCAATTTCTATGTACTTATCTAAGATGTGCGGGCATGAATCGACATGTTCACGCTGCGTATAAAACGCATAATGAACGCACAACGCGTTTCCATATATTTTGTTGTATGATGTTTTATCCATCATCGGTTTATCGACTGATAGCCAAGCTTCTTCGTCTTCACCAACTTTACCTCCAAATTCAGCAAAGCGTGAGCCTAGCCATGAAATACAATTAATAGAGCATCTCTCGGCAGCATGCGGTCTAAGATTCCATTGATTAAACTTATATGCATTTAGAGTTCCGTTTTCAACATGGTTGAAAAAGTTCTTATGTTTTTGTTCGGCAACTTGGCCATTTGCCCATGCAACTGGACATAGGCAATCATATGACATTTCACTAATGCTTAATGGTAGAGCGCCAATTCGTTGATGTATATGATCGCATATAGCATTATTTACGATGTTGCCGTAGATCAAAAAAGGCTCAGGGTCTTTGGCTCTTTCATTTGCTAATTTGCGAATGAAATTCTTTTCAAGATAGACGATGTCATCGTCTAATCGTATGTATACTACGTTTGATTCGGTTGTATATTTAAAAAACGTATGAATAGAATTAATTCCATGATACGGAATATCCAAGTCATAACATTTAATCCAGCTGTGCTCCTTCTCCAATGATTTGCAATAATCGATGTCTTCTTGGTTTTCAGTGTTTATCCAAAGTTGCCAAATTGAAAAATCATCTTTTTGCTTTATCAGATTTTTTAAAAGTACTTCCAAATATCGTTTACGCCCTGCTGGAGTAACTATAACAGTTTTGTGTTTTTTATTCACATGTTTACTCCCCAATAATAATCGCTCTGCGATATGAATAATCACTATGGAATTTCTGGTCTCTTCCAACTAGTGTGCCTTCCTTAAAGTCGTATACACGTCCTTCAATTAGAGTAACAGTCGGCGGATCATAAAGTGCCGATTTGTTCAAGCTTGCGTTGTTTTCTCTTTGAGAGACGTTCCATCCGCAGCTTTGAAGCAGCATCACCAATACTAGCGAGCTTATCAATTTCATCTTCAATACGATCTATTTCTGTTTGCTGCTGCCAGCGAACCCAAGCAGAATATGCTTGAGCCGCCGCAGTGATAGCGAGTAAAAATGTTTGAAACATTACTTAACTTCGCCGCCTTTGTCCTTGGCTTTACCGATGTTAAGCGCGAGGAAGTCGATAACTGCATAAACCTTAGCCAAAGTCGAGCCCGCTTCAGGTGTTGGTGTGAATGCAGCAACCGCTGAAGCAAGAGCAATCACGGCTGTAACAATACCAAACCAGCTTTGTGTCTTGAGGAATTCTAATACGATGTCCATATTTGTTTATCTTGATGTTATGATGCTGTCCCATCCTGAGACGGCCATCAGCTGTATTTATTGGTTCGCCTCTTTCTCAGTACACCACCCGCTATACTCTTTGCATGCATTTCATGATTATGTATGATAAGGCATCGGTCTTCTTACTATATATGTTCCAATTCATAAATCCAACGGTCCCAATTCATAAAGTCTTTTGCATACTTAAACAAGGCAACCGAATTAGTCATTTGCCAAGGTATGCTGCTTCCAATGTAACATATTGTATTTGTGATTGTAATTTCAAAATCATCACTTTCTTTAAGCTCAAGAGCAAGGCCAACTTCTACAAGTTCGGCTATCAGTGGAACTGAAGTATAGCCGATGATAGGAATACCTTCGGAGATTGCGCGGCGAATGACCCGACTAAACCGATCATTATGTGATGCATACACCAAAACATCAAACGTATCAAAATCCGATGGATTATAGATGTAAGTATATTCATCAAGATCTCTTAGATGTGGTACTATAGAGTCACATATTAAACCAATCCTTTTAGGCATCATAAATTGTCTAACGCGTGACGCCGATGAATATCCTAGCGGCAGTTCGGTTGCAAATTGGTTGTAAATACGCGACGTGACATAATGACGATGACATCCTTCAAGCGTTGCGTGATTATAGTAAGATGAACTTGAATAACCAATCGCAATTATTTGTTGTGGATTAACGCCAGCTTCGATACACCGTTGGACATCTGATACTTCAACAACAAAGTATCCGCATAGTGACATGATATCATTTTGATTCAATGATACCGCAAGAGTGTTGACTTTAAGCGATACGGCATTTCTTAGGTCATTTAAAAATGCGTTAATTTCATTATCATGCCCCTCGACAAAGTTAATCATAGTGTTGGGTAATTTTTCTTCCATGAATCTATGCCGTGTGCGTTACGTTCATACCACCCTTGACCGGTATAGACATTCATAACATCAGTGAAGTACTTATCATACATATCACCAACACGTTCAAGCGAAAAATTTTCACCCCATTTACGACATGCCGCAGGTTTGATTTCGTCAATGCGATGTATTGCTTCGATGAAGTCTGACATTGTTCGGCAACGCCAGCCTGTAATTCCATGAAGATTATTTTCAGCAAACGCTCCCCAGTCCGTAGTAATTGTCGGCGTACCACTTAATAAGTTTTCGATTTGAACTCCACCAAATGGTTCGACATACATGCTTGGAAGGAATGATGCCTTTGCACCCGCCATCAGTTTCTTTCTCTTTTCGACGTCTGCATATCCAACATACTCAACATGACTTGGCAGATTATAACCATCTTCTTTTTGTCCAGCGATGACTAGCTTTACACCTGCTCTCTGTGTTGCTTCAATTGCGATGTGAACACCTTTTCCGTTATAGACACGACCTAGGTACAAGAAGTAATCTTCTTTCTTTTCCTGATATGTAAAGTCGTTTAAGTCAAAGTAGTTTGGAATGACAGTATCATACCAGCTTTGATTGCATGTACCAACATTCTTTAGACCACAATATGCATGATAGATTGCATAGCTTTCAAAGACTTTCCATTGCGCCCAATGACCACCAGCATATCCAATACCGGGCTCAACCACAATCATATCAGAGTGTGCATCACAAATCGGTTTTACACCTGCACCCCAAAATGGAAGAAGAAATTCGTTCTTACCTTTTCGCTTTCCAATCTCACGAATAGCATTACGATAGAATGTCTGATATGCATGATCATTTACGTCAAACTTAAAAAAAGTTTTTCGCCAATCATGATTACCATACGCCTTTTGTAGGTCGGCATTTGTTGTGACTGTTACGTGTTCATCACATTCAAGGTTTGAATCTTCATGTCCATAGTGAATAACGCGATGTCCTCGTGCTTTCATCATCTTACCGAACTTAACGGCCTTTTGTGTATATGCACATGCTACATATTCGGTATTTGATACCGTATGTGGTAATCCAAGCAAGTGGAATGTGTGTGTTTGTTTATTTTCCATTGTATATGTTGTTTAGTCGTTTGCGAAATTCATCAATCTTTTTTGTACGATCAGGCCAATAGATGTAGTCCTTTTCAGGATTTTTCTCAAGGTTATCAAGCAAGGGTAAGATGCTTTTATACATCTTTTCGAGGCGTTCAAGGCTGCTTGCTTGATTTGCTATCGAAGCTTGCACCGTCTCTAACTCATCTTCACTAACAGCAGTGAACCCAAAGTCAAATAGGTCTTCTGTATTGCTCATATAAGGTTTCCAATTCGGCCACCGTATGAACGCCGCTGATACAATTTATTCTTTTTCTATCTGTATCATAAATCCCAAGAAACGGAATAGAAGTAGAGCATCCACGATATTCACGTAGGTACTTGATAGACTCTAACGGATCGCTGTCAATATCGTATATCTCTAAAAGCATGCCGTGAATACTACAAAAATTGCGCAGCGTTTCTATGTACGCTGTGCAGAGGGTGCACGTTGGGATGATGTAAACCTTTATGACAGCCATTCTCTAAATAGGAAAAACGCAACCGATCCAACAACTGTAAGTATGCTTAAAATAAAAGCTAAAGCAAGTAGCACTAGCTTATGTTCACGTTCTTGCGGGGCATGACCAGTAAATTCCTTGATCAGGCGCTCCAGTTCTTTATCTTTATCTTTCTGAGTGTTCATATTACCAATGTTTGTTTACGAAGTGAACGATCACGTAAATGATCCATGCCGAAAATGTAAGTGACCCAATCATAGTGATCACCCAAAGAGTTGCAAATAGGTATCCGAGTTTGTTTTTCATATCAGTCGTTGTCGTAGTTAGCAGTGAAGTTTTCAATCTTTTCCCAACCTGCACTCTTACACATGTAAGCCGTACCGTTAATCATCAGAACATCGCCGACAGAAACAGCAATCTCACCAGCCTCATAAAAAGCCTTGAAGATAAATTGCTGTTCTTCGTCTAAAAAATCTGTTGGGTCGTTTGTAGCTTCAAAGATATATTCGCATGCGTGCGTTTCATCATCAGTTTCCAAAGAAAACCGCAGGTTCAGCGCGCGTCGGCGAGTAACCTCAGCTTTCTGCTGAAAGAAATCCTTGTCAGAAAGGGCGCGGAAAAGGGAAAAATTGATAGTCATGATTTAGTGGTGGTTTACAGAATTATTGTAACCAATTTACCGCGGAATGTAAATAAAAAAGTGATGAAATTTCACAGATTTTCATAAATTATTGAAAATCAGTCACTTATACACATTCTATGAAAAAAATTAACCTATTGAAAATCAACGGGTTATGAATTTCACGTGCGTTTTTAGCCCAAGTTTTTTCGCGACCGTGATCATATTTGAAGTTCCTACACTATTTCCGTCCCAGATGGCAATCAAAGCTTCCGCAACATTTGCCATCTGGGCATTACGAATCGGACCTGCACCCAATCCATGCTTCTTCCAGTCCGCGCGATAAACCTCAAACTGGATTCCGTGAGAAACTGCATAATGTTCACCATGAGCATCTGCTCCAGACGCTCCACCGCTGATGATCACTGATGGAGTCCATCCACACTGCTCTATAGCATCAACTACATCTGCGTAGTCAACTCCATAACGACAACCTGCAACAATAGTTCTCATAATTCATTTATAAATTGGATCTTCATGTTTAACCGGATGCCAAATGCCAGGCAATTCTACATCTGGTTTATGCATGTCATATGACCCCTGATGAAATATTCTGTTATGTAATGTTTTATTTTCATAAACATGAATTCCTAAGTAATTAATTATGGTTCCAAGCCGAGCCTCACTGAAAATCATGTCTTCTTGCATTTGTTTCAGCATAGGATTGGCATCAATAGAATCAACTATAAAGTTAAGGGATTGTGGGTCGGCTTGGATAACCGCAAGTGGTTGCAGGCACATGAAATGATGCTTAATCACATCTGGTAATTTTGGAGTTTCGCGCGATGCCCAATAGTATGCTATGTCTGAAGTTTCATGGTATGTAGTTCCAACGCCGTTTCGCACTGAAAAATAATTGTCAAACGTCTTCCCGTTAAGTCTTACATCATAATCAAAGAACAATACATTTTTCTCAGAAACCTGATTTCTGTTTTTTCTCCACCAATCTAATATGCGAACGTCTCCATCATACCACGCTCTTTCTCTTTCTGGAGTACCATGAGGAAAAGAATTTGCGTAACTAACCGACTGTTGAATATCTGGATATAAGTCGGTAAATCTAGCTTTATTTGGAGTTCCTGATAAAACATCAGTCATCCACACTACTCTAAAGTCAGTTCTCATGTTAGTATCCCCAAGCAGCAAGAGTATGTTGGAAAGGATCTCCTTCAATGTTCTTTACAAGACGTAGCATTTCTTGTGCAAGTTCACGAACCTCAACCTGCGCATGCTCGCTGTTTCGCAGCTTGATGAAGTTAGCAAAGGATCGCATGTTGAAACTTACATCACCCTGGATTTGAGAGTTGTATGTCTTAAAGAAACGCGCGCTTTCTTTTGCGCGTTTGCGTCCAAGAACTGGAGTAAGATCACGTAGACATTCATGATAAAGTACATTTCCATACTTGGTATATTCTTCCAATATATCCATCCATGATTCTTCACCCAATTGAATATCATCACCAAAAACTTTAACGCATTTTCCTGCCCTCATTACATCTTTCCAGTCTTCTGGCAAGTAATACTTGTCTTCCTTTAATTCTTTGTAGCGCGCGCTTTCGGCATTCATGCTACTAATACGATGCTTAAGCAAATGAATGTGAGTAGCGATGTCAGTGTCTACAAGGAAGTGTACGGTTCCTTTTTCAAATGGAGACTCATGTCCATCATTCCATAGCATGTTAATAAGCTTGGGGATACGTTCCCGTTTTTCATCTGAAAGTTCACGTGATGTAGATGTCCATGCGCTACATGCGATGACTTCATCACTACCGTAATGTCCAATAAGTTGTGCTGTGTTTTTCATTTTAATTTAAGTGCTGCGTAAATCAGTCCAAAGTTGGCTGTAGAATAACTATACCAGATGATTGCCCATGGTATGTTACCTTTGAGTCCATAGGATGTTCCGACGCATGCATACAGTAGCGCCGCAATTCCAATCACAATTGTTTCAAAACTCATAGCGAAGACTTTAATCGTTCATATGCATGCTTGCTACAATCAGAAGTGTTGGCCCATTGTATGATACCATCGACAGCAGTTTCGCAATGCCATCCAAAGAGGAATCCACCAATACGCTCTAGATCTTCAGCGTATCGTTCATCGGGTTTTTCTTTTTGAGCAGCAAGCATGTATTCAGCTAAGTCTGACATCTGTGCACGACTTAGCACAACCATGTCTGTGTATGGTTTACCTTTTAGCGCAGACCAAGCCGATGCAAGTCGATGTCTCCAACCGCGCTGATATGGATCTCGAACTAGATGCGATAATTCAAGCCCGAAGTGATGGTTATAGTCAGCATATAGGCCGCCATGACCACATTCACATTTGTAAAATTGTCCTTTCATAGTTTTCTTAACAGTCTTTTGATTTTGGAAGAGAATTGTTAAACGGCTTATAAAGACCAAGATCAGCTGCAAGACATATGCATGCACGTTGGCCATCATATGTCCGCAGTGCTTCATTAACGGTCAATCCATCGAGAAACTGGTGATTTGGTGTATTCATAAATACATCGTATCCATCTGGCAAGAAAACGTCACCACGTGACGGATCATTTAGAAGCTTAAACAAAGCACGCAGCTTGCTGCCTTCAATGATAAGATGTGCCTCAGGAGTCAGAAAGTCATCATTAAAATTTCCATACACTGGAATCTCAACTGTCTCGACAAACCGTGCATCAAGAGGTTGTCCAGTCTTTGGATCAGCTTTAGTTGC